AACTCTCTAAACTTGAAGGTACGGATGCTCCCTCCCAATCAGTTTCAGATGATTTAGACTTCAACATTGTCCAAACGATTTCCCAAAACCAAGATGTCATCTTCACCCCCAATCCTGGCCCCCAGACAGAATTTCTGGCGTCATCAGAAAGAGAAGTACTCTTCGGCGGGGCAGCAGGCGGCGGTAAGTCAATCGGACTGCTCGCAGACCCCATGCGATACTTCGGTGTCCCGGCCTTCAACGGACTACTCCTGCGACGAACCAACGACGAACTGCGGGAACTGGTTTGGAAGAGCCAAGAACTCTACCCCAAAGCCTACCCTGGAGCGAAGTGGCAAGAAAAGAAAAGCCAATGGACGTTCCCGTCAGGTGCAAGATTATGGATGACGTATCTCGAACGTGATGACGACGTTCTGCGCTATCAGGGACAAGCCTTCTCGTACATTGCCTTTGACGAAATCACTCAGCACTCAACACCTTTCGCATGGAACTATATGCGATCTCGATTGAGAACTACTGATCCAGATTTGCCGCTGCATATGCGAGCAACAACTAACCCCGGTGGACCGGGGCATGCTTGGGTCAAACGGATGTTCATCGATCCTGCTCCAGCAGGGCAGGCTTTTGATGCGACGGACCTTGAGACGGGAAAAGTGCTTACTTATCCTGACGGGCATGAAAAAGCCGGGCAGGGGCTGTTTAAGCGCCGCTTCATACCTAGCAAGCTCTCAGACAACCCGTATCTGTCAGACGATGGCGTGTATGAGGCAAACTTGCTCTCCTTGCCTGAGATGCAGCGTAGGCAGCTGCTAGAAGGTGATTGGAGCATTGCAGAGGGTGCAGCATTCCCTGAGTTCAGGGTCACGCATCACACAGTTGATCCATTCGACATTCCGACAGATTGGAAGCGATTTCGATCCTGTGATTATGGTTACTCAAGTTATTCAGCGGTACATTGGTTCGCAATCGATCCCAGTTTTGAGACGCTTTATGTTTATCGGGAACTCTATGTCAGCAAACATACGGGTCGAGACTTAGCCAAAGCGGTTATGCTGGCTGAAGCAGGCGATAAAGTTCCTTATGGTATCCTCGATAGCTCTTGCTGGCACAATAGAGGGCAAATTGGCCCCAGTATTGCTGAAGAAATGATCGCAGAAGGGTGTCGGTGGCGCCCAAGTGACAGATCAGCGGGTGCAAGGGTAGCTGGTAAGAACCGTTTCCATGAGTTGCTTAAAATAGACGAAGTGACGGAAAAACCCGGCATCATATTCTTCAACAACTGCCGCCAGATTATCGCCGATTTACCTGTTATCCCATCAGACCCCAAAGGCGGCGACGACATCGATCAAAGATACACCTCAGATCATG